AGACCGGCCTTGAAGCCGGCCATCCGAACAGTGCGTTCGACGAACAGATCAGTGCGCCCCGCCATTTCCAGGTTGACCGTTGCCGTACTGCGATTGAACGCCGCCAGTTTCGCCTTGGCGGCCTCTTCGGCGGCGGATCGATTGGGATAGATATGACGATCGACGAACACGGCTTTCAGGTCCGGTGGAGCGTTGGGGTTTTCCACGGTTGCCGCCTGCTGCTTGCCGGTCTGGGCGTTGAGATAGCGGGTACTTACCGCCTTGTGGGTGGCCCGGTCCTGGAGGTGAAACTTCCAGCGCCGGACATCACCGGGCGCAACAGCCACTACGTCGAGCGGCTGGCCACTGGCGGTCTTGCCGCCCTGGCGCGGCAGCACCAGCAGGCGGCCATCGCCGATCTTCGCGGTGCAGTCGAAATCCTTCGCCAGCCGCGTGATGAAGTTCATGTCCGACTCATTGCGCTGATCGACCCGCACAACCACGGTCGTCACCGGGCATTGCGGCTGCCAGCCGTTGCGCACGGCGACATCATGAACAATCTGCTGTACGGTCACCCATTCCCAACTGCCGTTGCGGATGGTCTTGCCGGTGCCGCGCATGTCGCAGGCCTTGCCACGGATTTCCATGGTGGCCGGCGGGCCGGTCAGGTCGATCTGATCGACCGTGTAGCGTCCCAGCCGTGTCAGGGTCTGCCCGGCATAACCCAGATAAACTTCGATTTCCGCGCCGCGTGGCGGCAACGCCACGGCGCTGTCGCGGTCGTCGATTTTCAACTCGAAATCGTCGGACTCCATGCCCGGCTTGTCGGTGGTGCGCAGTAACAACAAGCGGTCGTTGATCAGCGCGGTAATGTCGGTGCCATCGGCAACGATGCGAAATACAGGTTGCATGGTTCAGGCTCCAGAAAAAGAAAGGCCCCGCACTTGGCGGGGCCTGGTATTACGGATCAATCCCACAGCATGACTGCGGTACTGCTGGCTGCGGCCAGCGCCGGAAGCCTGATCAGCACCCCGGCACGGAAAGGCTGCGCCTCGTCAGCCAGGCCCTGGTTGGCAGCCATCACCGCTTCGACGCTGCCGAGCAAGTGACCGTAGTAATGCTGGCAAAGGGTATCGAGCAGATCCCCTTCAGACGTTCTGCATGTCGTCGCCATAACTGATGAACTCCAGTGTGAATCCTTGCCGCCCCGGAATACCGCCAGCCAGCAACGCGCTCTGGTCCTCGGAGACGCTGGTCAGGCACCAGTTGCCGAGCATTTCGCCGTACCCGGTGCTCAGGCTCAGGGGCTTGAGTTGCTGGCCGATGCTGCGCAAGCGCTGCAACTGACCCAGCCCGCCCTTGAACGTCGGCATGATGACGCCGTCGATGGTGATCTTGTCGTCCCCGAGCCCTACGGCCTGCTGGGCTTTGCTTCGTGCCAGACGCTCCTGTCCGGTCCAGGAGAACTGCCTGGTTCGCTTGAACTGGTGGAATGCGGCGGTATCAAGGTTGAAGTAGAACGCTTCCGACGCCGCTTGCAGCGGCTGAAGGATCAGCAAGTGGGGATAGGGTTTGATCGCATCCTCGGGCGGTGAAAGTTGCGGGGCGAAATCACCGGTTGGCAGGATCAAACCCAGCGACGGACTGATCTTGCCGGCAACCCGGTTGATCGCCGCCGCAGCCTTGGACGCCTGTTCGGAAAAAGTCTCCAGACGCCCCTGCACTTCGCCGATCACGGTAACGGCCTGGTTGTACTTGGCCGCCACATTGCCCACGAACGACTGCGCTACCTCGATGGCACGCATCGTGCGCTGGAGCTTCTTGCCTATGATCTCGCCCACGAAGGGCAGGTTTTCCAGGTCGGTCGCCGCACCGGTGATATCGCTGACGGCGCCATTCAAGGGCCCCAGCATTTCATCGGCACTGCGCCGCCCCGCCTCGCCCGCAGCGACCAGGGAGCGGAGCGTGGATTGAAGTTGTTCCATGTAGGCCATGGGAGACTCCTTACGTGACAACGCCGTCGTACATATGCGTACCGTTGGCCTGAGCCGTCAGGTCAGCGAACATCCGCACGATGGCAGGTGTCAGCAGGCGCACGAGGTCATTTGGGTCGGTGATGGTGCCCTGCAC